TGAACGCACTCAGGAACTCAGACGTGTTGGTGGACGTGCTCAGGGCGGGCGAGCGCGGTGGCCCATTACGTGGTGGGGAGCGTGTCTTCCCCGAAGAACTAACCCGTGCGCGTGTGGCAGAGGGCAGGCCTCGTGATCCGTTTCAGGGGCCGCTATTTCGAGGTGAGCCGCCTTCGTATATAGCTAAGGGCGATCCTGGCCCGCCGCCTAGAAAACCACCTAGAGCGCCGCCCACTGGCCCTAGTCCCGACGACCCAGGGTTTGATGCCATCTTGGATGCCGCCCTCAAGGGTGAGAAGCCGGAAGTGACGTTAATGCGGCGGCACCAAGGAGCCATCGACGCTGTAACGGCAAAAGCGGGCGTTGAAGTGACCGAGAATAACAAGGAACTTGTGCGGATTGGCCTGGGGCGACATTTCCGTGGCTCGGTGGTCGCCAAGGAAGAGGGTTCGTTCAATGAACTCAATAGCCTTTTGCATAACCCTAGCGCAGTCGCTAGGGGCGAGAGAGTTGTCCCCGATGAACTGCGCTCCATCTACGACAAGCTCCGTACCCAGACCGATTGGGAGCAGGCGGCTCGCGTCGACTTTGATCCTGATATGGCATTAGCGGAAGACTATTTCTTCCGTGGCTGGAAACCGCCAGAGGGGATGCTTACGGGAGAGGTCAGGGGTGCTCTGGGCCGCAACCCCGCGTTCAAGCTCCCCAGGGTGAATGCCACCTATGACGAGATGTTTGAGGCGGGGTTTAGACCGATGTTTGAGAACCCTGCCGAACAGGCGCGATATTCGCAACTGATGGGGATGAAATATCGGGAGCAGACACGACTGATCGAAAGGATGCGGGTCACGGAGTTGGCGCTTCCCGTTAAAGGTGGGCCAGTGCCCGAAGGTTGGCGGGTGCCGAAGGTCGGCCCCGCGTTCGAGGGCAAGCCCTACGCTGCTGGTACTCGCGTGGAGTTCACCCGGCGGTGGGCCGTCACCGACTCGATGGCGAACCGCTTAGAGAACGTCTACGGCGTTACCCCTAAGCTGGGGAAGGGTGAGATATTTGGCAAGACTGTAGATTTCCAGAAAACGGTTGATGCTCTGACCTTTACCCCCAAAAAGGCCAAGCTGGTTCTTTCCGTATTCCAGCACCTTGACTTCCTGAGCCGTTCTGGCGCTGGGGCGTGGGCGGGGTTTGCGGACGCGATACGGCGGGGCCAGCCCGCCGCTGGGGTAGTTCACCTAGCGAAATGGCCTAAGAGCGCGGTAGACATCGCTCATGCTAGTTTCAGCCCTAACTTCCGCGCTCGGTTGGCGAAGTTGGGGGTAGACCCCGCGCCGTTGTGGAAGAACCGTAAAATCTCAAACCTGATGCTGCGAGAGGAAGGCCTTAGTCTTCGAGACCCAACACTTGGTATTGACCTAGACGATGTTATTCGTCAGGTGAAGCAGGAGCCCAGGATAGTCAGGCTGGGCAAGGCCCCGATTAGGGCGCTGGACGCCTTGGAACGTCAGTGGCGGGCGGGCCTGTTCCAGGGTACGTATCCCGCCGCCATTTTGTCCGACGTGAAGAACAACATTGGCCCCATGGTGCTCAGGCAGCACCCCGAAGCGACTGACCTACAATTGGCGGGGATGATCGCTACGGCAGCCAATAGACTTTACTCCGTCGTCCCTGCGTCCCAGAGCGTTATCCAGAACCGGCAGGCCCGCTGGTTCCTCACCCGTTTCTTGTTTAGCCTGGGTGAGAACGAGGGGCTGTTGCGCTCATTCACGGGCGCTATCAGAGGCGAGAACGCGGCTCTCTTCCGAACGCGATTAGCGGGGACTTATCTTGCCTTGATGGCTACCGCCAGCACTATCCACTTTGCTTCCACGGGGAAGCCCCTACCGCTCGATAGGTTTGTACCAGTCTCCAAGGACAAGTTTGGGCCGCTGCCTTTTGGCTACAATACTGACTTCGCCTCCCCTACGCTACCGATTAAAGGACGGGGAGGGGTGGACATCGAACTCGACCTCGTGATGCAGCAGGACACCATATTTCGCATCCTCGACCCCAAGAGCTTCCTAAACGCTCGTTTCAGTGTTCCTGTCTCGACGCTCAGAAACCAAGTAGCGGGCACGGATTTCTTTGGTGCCCCTATCACCACGGAGGGGCCAGGGGGAATATTCTCCCGCACCTCGCAGCTTGTCCAAGATATGTTTGCCCCGATTGGGGCTGGGCAGGCGGGGCTGGAAATCTTCCGCAACAACGTTGAAGAATCCGAAGGGCTTATCACCCCTGGTGAGGGCCGACTGGGTACAGCAGGTCTGGCTATTCAAGCTGGCGGCGTCAACTTGCGAGCGGAACGCACCCCCGAACTCCTTGACCGTATTCGTGCCGAGGTGCTGCGAGACAGGGGTATTGAAGAGACCTATGCGGAAATCACATCTACTGACTTGCCGCTCAAGGCTGAGGTAGACGATGAGGTAGAGGACAGGATAGGTGCGGAATTAGAGATACGGGGGGAGACATCGAAACTCAGAGGCCAGCAGACACCTCAATCTGAGGGGTTCGAGGCGCTTGAGGCCACTCGTGAGCGGCAGCAGGCTGAGCAGTTGACCGACGACGCCGAACTCAACTCTCAGCGGTGGGCGGGCGACGTGTGGCGTGAGAAGTACGCTGACAGACAGCGGGAGTTCTTCGCCAGCCGCGAACAGATCAAACAAGACTTTCAGATCACGTTTGACGACAGGAAGGCCCCTTCTGATTCTGTCAACGCGGCTATCGACGCTTATTTCGAGGTGAACCTAGATGATGAGAGGTTTAATCTTCCCGATGGCACCATCGACTGGGATGCGTTCTCCGACGCTAGGGACGCTGCGCTTGCTCCTTTATCGGCCACGGATAGAGCGAGGGTCGTGCAGTGGCTCCGCAAGTTCGACACCCCAACGGTGACGGAGTTTCGTGAGGCGCAGGACATCATCGACAGGATGTTCGAGACGCCCAAGTACAAAGACTTGACACTGGAGCAGGGAGAAGAGGCAGACCGCATCCTGAATCAAGATGTCCCCAATCTCCAAACTCAGGCGCTCCGAGAGGGCATCGAACTCGAACGCACCGATGCTGTCCATTTCATCATTGAGCGCAGTGCCGTGAGCGAAGAGGTGAAGGCCTGGCTACAAAGGCGGTTCAAGAAGCCCCGCTCTCAGGTAGTGAAAGACATTTTGCGAGACCGCCTTCGGGCGGCAGGCGTTCCAACCGACATCATCCGGCGCATTGTCGATAGACCTGGGCCGAAACTGGAGACATTAGTGAACCCCGAACGGGACACGATCCTCTTAGACAATCAAGAGATACTGGCGAAGTTCTATCCTGACATCCTGGCACGGCAACTTACCCGTGAGCAGGAGGCGGGGTTGGGCGAGACGGCGTTCGCAGCGGTACAGCGTTAGCGAGGGGTAAACAATGCCACCACCGACAAGAGGAAGACCAACAAACGGGCCAACACCAACTGACCCATTGGCCGACTTCTTTACCTTCTATGGGATTGACCCTAACTCGCCAGCGGCGAACATCATCCGCCAACGAATAGCGGACGGCGAACCTGCGAATGATGTATTTCTGGAGTTTGCTGCGCTAGGGCAGACTGGCCCGTTCGCGGATACAGGCGCTGTCGGCGCTGGCCGCGCCCCTCCCGCCTTCTCCTCCACACAGGTTGCTCAGACGCAGGCTGAGGAGTTTGCAAGAGGGGAGCGTGTAGGTGGACAGGAGTTCTCGGCTGCCCAAACCGAGCTTAACCGGCAGGCCGACATTGACGCCGCTCTTTTGCGTGAGGAGGGAGCGAATAGGCGAGACCGCTTGGGGGCACTCACCCGCTTGATAGACAGCTTTCTTAATCAGCAGGCTCAGGCGCGGGACACGCTGGCGAACTTACAGCCCGACCCATTCAGGTTCGCGGCGGTGGCAAGCGGAACCGCCCCGTTCGGCACTACTCCTCAGCAGGGGTTCCAGAAACAGCTACAGCAGTTCGCCTCAGCGCCCACGCCTACGGTAGACCCTAACGCCACCGCTGGCGAGCTACAGGCCACTATAGATGAACTCACGGGCGCTCGCCCACCTGAAGCCCCAGGGGTGTTCGGGGCGGCTGGCGGGGCTAATATCCCCCTACCCCCTCCAGGGGAGTCTGTGGCTGTGCGGGTAGGAGAGCAAGGCGAGGAGGTGCTGGAAATCTCAGCCCAGGGGGTGAGGGTGATTCCTCTAGGTGGCAACTTTGCGCATGGCGGGACTATTGGCGACTTTGAGTTCCAGAAGGTCAAGTTCGACAAGGAGAGTCTATTCCCCGCCTTAACTACATCGGGGATATTCAGTGGTTTCAGCAATCTGCCAAGGGTGACGTTTGGGCAGCAGGGCAGACTCAACCTGCCGTCAGGAAGAGGAGCAGGGGTGTTTGGACGGCTGGGTATCGCGCCGAGTTTTGTTCAGGGGGTCGGCAGGCCAGAGGTGTTCATTGTTGACCCTGAGACGGGGCAACGGCGACTTCTCGGCGGAGGGGCTCTGAAATTAGTCAACCCAGCGGACATCGTGAGAGTGCCAGATATAGAGGCGTTCGGGCCGTTGGGCGCGACAAAGCTCGGCGGCGCGGAGGCGAGAGAGAGCTTTGGGCAGATAGGCGAACGGCCTTCCGCGTTCACAGAGTTCTCTGCGCCGATTGTGGAGCCGACAACGGGGGTATTGTTGCCCGCGCCGTTCATGGTGGCGGAGCAGTTGAATCAGTTAAGGGTGACAAACCCGACAAGGTTCAACCTTCTTCTGAGCGCCTATAAGTCGGCAGGTGTACCGCCGCAAGCTGTCGTCGGTGCCCTTCAGTCGGGCCTGTCGTTCGGCGAGGAGAGAGGCGCTGTCGGGCTCCGTTAAACAATAAGCCATCACGAAATGTTGGCCCCTGAAATGGGGCCTTTTGTATTGGAGGACAACATGGCAGATACAGAGACGCCGACCGAAGTACCCGTCCCGACTCCGGCTGAGGTAGTGGAGACTCCCAAGACAGAGGCCGCACCTGAAGCGACCCCTGCCGAGGAGACGAAGCCCGAAGCCGAGCCGACGGAGACCAAGCCGGAACCAGAACCCATCGACCCCTACGACGAACTGGGGGAGGAGCGGTTCAAGTCTGTTCTTGAGAGCCGAGACCGGCGGCAAGGGGAACAGATTAGGGCTGACTACCAAACCCAGTACGAGCAGGCTGTCGGTAACTGGAAAGCCACCGAGGCCCATAAGCAGCTCGCGGGCATTTACGGCAACATCCTCCAGAAATTGGAGGACGGTGACGCGGATACCGTGGGTAAGCTCGTGGGGCGGCTGGAGGAGGCGATTGAGCCATACTCCGAGTCCTACAAGAAGGGGCTTAAGGCTGAGGGGTCGTCAGAGGCCGCACAGGAGCTATACGGGGTCGTGAAGGGCTCGCTTGACTCAAGAGGCCAGGACGAGCTTCAGGACTACCTTATCGCCAATCGTGGCGCGGGCTGGGGAGACATCCTCAAGAAGCGCGACGAGATACGAGAAGGGAAAGTCAATAAGTCCTCATCGGACGAAATCACGTCCCTGGAGGCCACGATAGAAGACCTCAAGGCCAAAGCCCGTCCAGAGGGGCCGGACACGACCCCAAAGGGTGGGCCTGACGGGCGTAGCGACGAAGAGCTAAAGCTCGATCCAACTACATCCGTTGAGACACTTCGAGAAATTCGTGCCCGCGAGAGATTATAGCGGGCTAAGAAAGGATCAACCTAAATGGTTGTAGGAGAAACAACATCAGGGTCTCTGACTGATGCCCTACCCTCAATTATAGCCGACGCCCGTATCGTCAAAGAGGATGCGGGCACCTGGATGCGGACGACCGATGTTCGCAGGCAGAAGGCGGGCACCGGCCTAAGTTGGCAGGAGTTCGCACTCTCCCAGGTTGCAGGGCAGGACATCACAGAGTCTACAAACAACCAGAACTTCCAGCAGCTCCAGGGTACGTTGTTCAGCATCGAGCCCACAATGAGCCAGATCGTCATCAAGATCACGGACAGGACGTTCCGCAAGATCGCCGCCGTGGTCACTAGCAAGACTGGGGGCTTGGCTGGAAACGCGATGAACCGCAAGCAGGACGAGGACTACCTAGCATTGTTCACAACCTTCGCCACGACTACATCGCCAGGCGCGGGAAACCCCTTGTCCTTCGGCCATATCGCGGCAGCCGTATCCAACACGGAGTCTAACGTGACGGAGCCTAGCTTGGCGGAGGTATTCACCGTCCTGCACGGCTTCCAGATTGATTCCCTTGGTCTGGCCGCATAGGAATATGCGTGAGAACAATGCCGCTAATTCGGGGAACGCTGTGATTGCCAATCCCGAACTAGGGCCTTCGGGCCTGAGTGTAGAGACTTTACACGGCACACCCAGAACGGGTGAAGAGAAAGTCCGACCTGGCGGGAATAAGAACCGTCAGAGGCGAGCAGAAATGACTCGCCCGCCAAGAGTGGCCTTCTTGGTCATTAAGTAACAGGACGCAAGGACATCCAAGACGAAATTCTCTCTGGTATCGGCACCTACGCCATCCCAGAGGGCATGACGGCGGACACGTTCAGGAAGGGGTTTGCGGGTACGGTGGCGGGCTCCAACGTCTTCAAGGACGGCAATATCGGCATCGACTCCAATTCAGACGCCCTCGGAGCCACACACTCCAGGGAGGGTGTGGTCGCCGCTATCGGCATGGACATCAAGAAAGAGACAGACCGCGACATGCTGTTCGGTGGTGGTGCAGATGTGATCTCGCTGGTCAACGAGTACGCCTTTGCGGAACGCAAGTCGGGGACGACGCAGGTCTGGGCTTACTTGCTGAAGTCAGACGCGTCTCAACCCACTTCGTGACCCTAACAACTGAATATCGCGTACAACCCAGACATATTTCCATAGCGGAGCAACCGCTGGAAAGGAACAGAAATGGCAATCCAAGAAGCATTTGGGAAGCTCGGGGGCTTCGAGGACTTCCAGGGCATAGCAGCGTCGGCCTCGGTGGCGGACGCCACGACAGGAACCCGTGTCAATGACATCACCCTTGTCGCTATCGGTACCGCCGTGACGTTTACTTATGCCGTGGATGAGTCAGGCGGTGTCGCCAGCTTCCAGAGCGCTGACAACGATGCGGCCTCTGGCATGGCCCTCTTGTCCTCACCGATGGTTCCGTCCTCTAACGGCACTCTTGTAGTGGTGGGGCGGTGGAAGGCGAGCGTGGTCACAGACTTCCGCGCCTTCCTGGGCTGGCAGGAGACAGCATCGCTAGCTGATACCGTAAACCCGTTTACCCTGAGCGGCACAAACCTCACAGCCAACAACGGTGGGCAGGTAGTCGGGTTCTACTTCGACGGACAGGCTACAACGGACGACCTCCGCTTTATGGCGTCGTCGGACGGCACGGCCTCTACTACGGCAACCGTCACTGCCCGTGAGGGGTCTACGACCCTTGGTGCGCTCGGTATCCTCTCTGGGGCTACCGTTGCGACTGACTCGTGGATCACCGCCCGCGTCGAAATCGACCCCGATGGGACAGCACGGGGCTACGCTGGTGTAGCTGGGATGGGAAGGCAGACTGGCCTTACGCTCGTTGCCACTCTCAAGCAGGGAGCCCTAGACGCAGATGCGGTCTATCACCCCCATCTCCACCTTGCACAGCACAGCACGGGCGGCGTAGTTCACAAGGTGGATTATTTCGGCGCAACCGGCCACAGAGATTGGACATTGTAATTTAGTCGGCTTCTGGGGGTGTGCCGCTAAACACCCCCGACAATCCCCTTTCAAGTGCCGACTTTCGGCAAGGAGGATGAAATGGCAAGACGCGAACCATCAAGTATACACAGGGGCTTTTTCTATAACTGGGGCAGGAAGAAGCCAACTCAGGCCGCAGGCCAAGCCCGTCTGCAAATCTATAAGGACGGGCTGCAAATCATGTCGTTTGACGACGATGGGACGGACACCTCCGGCGACTCCAACGGCCCCCAGACCAAGATCAACCAGTCAGTAACGACTACGGGGGATGTGACGGGACTTCTGACCAGCCCTCGTGTTGCGTCCAGCGTGGATGCCGCTAGCGTCACCGCTTTCAAGGCGGAGCCGATGATGAAGGGCACCAACTCGCTGTCCGGCGACTACCGTGCTATTGAGATCAACTTGGATGACTCTGGCACCAATACTATTGCCGGAGATGCGGTGGCGTTTCGTATCTTCTCGCAGCTCAACGTCAACCCTTCCGGTGACTTCGCCGTGATGGAGGTTGAGGCGCAGGGCGACACTGGAACGTGGGACTACTTCCTGAAGCTGCCTAACGACTCGTCTATGGCTTGGACGGCACTCACAACTGGTACCCAGTCGGGGGCTATCAAGGTTAAGGTCGGTAGTGCGACTCGCTACATCGCGCTCCAAACTTCAGCCCCAGCGTAGGAGAAGATATGGAAAGAACAGACGTTAGAAACCAAATCACGGTTCCCAGCGGCCTAAGGTTGAAGGGGATTATCTCGAAAGAGGCCCCTGAAATCGTCCAGGTCGTCTGTTTGGAGGACTGCGAGATTGACGACATTGACTTCGAGGAGGACTACAAATACTACATGACCCCTCCCGAAGCGGAGACTCTAATCCAGACAGGCAAGTTCCACGCTTGGAACGTAGGACGATGGCGGATACCAGGGAAAAGCAGAGACTCGAAGCTCGCTTAGCCGACCTGCACCACTCGCGGCAGGAACACGCCGATAAGGCTGACGCGCAGGGTGTCCAGGTCTGTCTCCACGACGGCGCTATACAGGAGGTCGAAACGTGGCTGGCAGCCCTGGACACCTCCGAGGCTCCACCGACTAGCAGCGTCCTCATAGCCACTTGTACTCTCGGCGTAATACGTATCGAACATGAGGTAGCTTCGCTTGCTCAAACATTGCCCCTGTGGCGGACGTTCAAGCGGATCATCATTGTGGGCAAGACGACTGTGGATGCTCGGAACATGGCGGTGAAGCAGGCTCAGGAAGAGGGGTTCGATTACCTTTTCTTCTGGGATGATGATGTTATTCCCCATGACAAACTAGCCACGCAACACCTTGTGGCCGTTCTTGATGCCGATCCCAGCATTGACCTCGTGGGCGGGATTTATCCCCGCAAGGTCACGATGGAACCCATCGTAGCTAAGGATGACGGGGTCAAAACGGGGGTTTGGTGGGGTTGGCGGGATGGAAAGGCAGAGCAGGTCTATATGACCGGCACGGGCTTCCTGATTATCCGTATGGCTAGTCTGGCGAAGATTCCCGTGACGGATGGGCGATACTTCGAGGTAGACGACAAGACGACGGACGACTTCTTCTTCGCCGACTGGTGCAGGGCGTCCAAACTGAAATGGTACGCGGTGGGTAACGTCGTCTGTGACCAGATAGACCTCGATGGACGGCTGCATAAGGTAGAGGAAGCCGTGCCGGAGATAGTGCCAGGGGAGTATCCAGAAGGCATTCCCGTGGAAAAGCTATTCCCTGGTGCGGCAAGCGCAGATGAAACCTAATCTCACCGAAGAGGTAGCCACTACCATCATCAACAACTTCTTCGCCCTGTTGTATAGCGGCCTCGGGTGGCAACGGACGTTCTGGCGTGGTTATCCCATCATCAAGTGGCCGAGTGACCTGTTTATCTATCAGGAGATCATTCACGCCATCAGGCCAGATTACATCGTGGAAACGGGCACGGCCCAGGGCGGATCAGCTCTCTTCTTTGCGGATATGCTGGAGCTGATGGGGAACGGTGGCGTAATCACAACTGATCTCAACTTCCGCCCAGGCCGCCCCGATCATCACAGGATTAAGTACATGATTGCCGACTCGCTCGACGCCTTTGCTGAGATTGAGAGCATTGTCCGTGGCAAGAAGGTGATCGTCAGCCTCGACTCAGACCACCAGAAGGATCACGTCTTGAAAGAGATGGAGCTGTACGCGCCGATAGCGTCTGAGTATCTGGTGGTGGAGGACACGAGTATCAACCACCCAATAGCGGTCGAGGGGATTACCAAAGGCCCGATGGAGGCGGTGACGGAGTTTCTTGAAACCCACAAGGAGTTTGAGACCGACCGCACGGCACACAAGTTCCTCATCACGACTAATCCCAACGGCTGGCTGAGGCGAAAATTCAGGACAGAGGTGAGCGATGGAGAAGAAACCCCCCAAGGTTAAGCGGACAGAGTTCCGCGCCTGTAACGGGTGCGGGGCGCTGACGCCGACGAATACCTGCCCTGACTGCGGCAAGGCGGTGAAATGACTCTACGACCCCTAGTAAGGCTCATAGCATTGGGCGCAGAGATAGCGGAAAATCCTCTTCTCGACCCAGGCTTTGATGTACCAAGGGTGTTTGCAGACAGTGACAACCTGCTGCAGGTTGTGGACGATCTGACGGGCCTTGTGTTCCTCTTCTGACAAAGTGAGTTGCATGCCCCCATTATAGCGTCCGAGCGGACAATATGCACATTGTAGCTGACCGGATTCACGTAGATGAGCCATGCTACGGCTTATGGGAAGGCCCGAAGAAGGGGCGCTGGATTCAACGGGTGTTCGTCATTCGAGGGGACGCGGTAGCCAAGTTTGAGACGGATTTTGGCCCCATTTCAAAATGGCCCGACGCCACGGAGATCATCTACCCATCCTTCGGGGAGAACTCAGTGGGCCAGCTTCAGGAGATGGCCGAGCATGACCGGCACAGCGATAAGTGGGCCAAACGCGGGAGGGAGAGGTTGGCTGAGAGCACCCTCATCCCCGACATTCTGCGAGACGAGGAGATAACACTTGATGTAGTCGCCAACCGTAGTCATTTCGGCCCAGGAATATCAGTCCAGAGAAACGACTTCCCCCGCGAAGCCGTCAACGCCAAATTCAAGGAGAGAAAAAATGCCTGACACCCCCGCCGTAAAAGCTG